CCGCATTTTTCTTTGGAAGAACTTACACACACAGATCACCGGGAGTTGGACAACACCCCCAATGACGCTGAGAAAGCAAACTTGCAGCGTCTTGCTGATTTCTTGGAACAAGTCAAAGATGTTCTTGGTGGTAAACCCATCATGATTAACAGTGCATTCCGCAGCAAAGCTGTGAATGATGCTGTGGGTAGCAAAGACACTTCACAACATCGTCTGGGCTGTGCTGCTGATATTCGAGTACCAGGCATGACTCCTGATGAGGTGGTTAAAACCATTATGGCTTCTAAACTGGGGTATGATCAGATCATCCGTGAGTTTGATCGTTGGACACACATCTCTGTTCCTAACAAAGCACAAGACACTCCGCGTAGACAAGCATTAATTATTGATAAAGCAGGCACACGGCCTTACGCTTAAAGGATACACATGAGTACGTCTGGAACTACTACTTGGGCACTTCAACGAGATGCCATCATTACTGCGGCACTACGAAAACTTGCTGTTCTGTCTTCGGGTAGTCCACCTAGTGCTACCGATTTGACAAACGGGGCTCAAGCTCTCAATGCCATGATTAAAGGCTTTCAAGCCGATGGCATGCCTGTATGGGCAATGAAAAGCTACACGTTTACAACAATTGCAAACCAAGGGCAGTATCTTATTGGTACAGGACAAGCACTGAATACGCCCATGCCGCTTAAGGTAACACAGGCTTGGCGCAATCAGTCATCCAATTCGTCAAACATCCCAATGAACATCTACACAGATTATAACTTTAATCTGTTGCCTCAACTGGCTGGGAGTGCTGTTCCTGTCAATTTGTATTATCAGCCTTTTAGTACGTATGGTCAAATCAATCTGTGGCCTTTGCCGCAAGATACCTCGTACTCAATCATTGTTCGATATCAGCGTCCCTTTGAGGACATGAATGCTTCTACCGACGATTTGGATTTTCCGTCTTTCTGGACAGAAGCAATGATTTATGGTTTGGCTAATCGCTTGGCTCCTGAGTATGGTCTTCCTATTCAAGATCGACAACTTCTCACACAGGAAGCCACTCTGCATCATCAGAATGCTTTGTCGTTTGGTACAGAAGAAGGAAGCATTTACTTTCAACCTGATTGGGCTGGGAGGACCTAATGCCGTTCTCTAAACAGCCTGTAGTTCAAACATACGAAACAAAACGAATTAATCTAGTCTCCAACCCATTGCAAAGAAACTCCAACCAGAATAAAGATTTGAGGTTGTTGAATGTAATGGTTGACATTGTTAAAAGTCCTGCAGGAGACCAAAAGAAATATTACATCAAAAGCCGTCCTGGTTTGAGCTTTGCAAGACAGCCAGGAATTACAGGAGAAGCTAGAGGTTTGTATTATTGGGTTGTATCTGGTGTGGGATACTCTGTTGCTGTAATAGGAAACAAAGTATACAGCAGCTCAGTGACTACTACAACTCTTCTGGCTACATTGTCCACATCTACAGGATATTGTGGATTTACGGAGTTTGTAAACAGTTCAGGGGTGGTGTCGTTAATTTTGCTAGATGGAACAAATGGCTATCAAATAACTTCTCCCACTAGCGCTGCTACCCAAATTACCGACGCTGATTTTCCAACACCGCATATTCCACAACCTGTGTTTTTGGATGGTTATTTGTTTGTTGCAAAAGCAAACTCACAAGACATTTACAATAGTGATTTAGATGATCCCACTGCTTGGACTTCTGGTAATTACATCTCTGCAGAAATGTACCCAGACACCATTGTTGGGTTGTCTAAAAATAATAACTTTGTTTATGCTGTTGGCAGCAGTAGCGTTGAATACTTCTACGACAACGCTAACGCTACAGGAACACCTCTAGCTCGTCAACCCTCTGCAGTTCAACAGTTTGGTTCTTCTGCAATGGGCTCCATTGTGCAGACAGAAAAAGAAGTTATTTTCATTGGCGAAACAAGCGACGGTGGACATACTGTTTGGACCATTGATGGCTTTAAAGAAACAGAAATCGGAATTCCTGCCATTAAATCTGCTTTGTTGCAAGAAGGTAGTGCTTTGGCTAATGGACAAAAGCTGTACATTATTAACCTAACAAACCGCACGTTGGTTTACAGCTTTGACACCAAAATGTGGTGTGAATGGTCAACTAATGGTGGTACTTTTGCTGGCTTCATTGGATCAGATGGTCCTGTTGGTACAGCATATGCTCTTCATCCAACTAACGGTAAAATATACACGCTGGATGAAACAAACTTTTACGATGATGCTTATCCCATTAATTGTTCAATAACAAGTGAAAAACAAGACTTTGATGCAATCAATCGCAAGTTTATGCATCGGTTCAGTATCATTGGAGATATTCCCAGTGATCCTGATGGCAGTATTGGAACAGACAATTCAATATACATCTCTTGGTCAGATGATGATTATCAAACATGGAGTACGCCAAGAGCTTTGGATATGGCAGCAGACTTGCCCTCTATTTTCCAATTAGGATCGTTCCGTAGACGGGCGTTTAGAATTACATATTCACTCCCCCACTTGTTCCGTATTGAAGGTCTTGAGGTGGATATTAACAAAGGAAGTTCATAATGGCTGCAGGAATACCCGTACCGCCAACAAGAGCCGATGCAGGTGAGTTTGCTTGGACATCTTGGTACAATCAACTGTATTCATATCTTAAAACGTCTGGAGCCATTTCGTGGGGCTCTATTGACAAGACAGGAAGTTCTATTGCAGATTTGCAAAACCACAACCACAATTTGTTGACAAGCATGCAAGGAGGTACTGCTGGAGAGTATTACCATCTTACTTCTGCACAACAAGCTAAAGTAGTAGGATTCTTGACAAAAGCCGGAGACCCTACTACAACAGACATTAGTTCAGGAAACTGGGCTCTTTATAAAAACACCTCCACTGGAGCGGTCAAGCTTTGGGCTAATGACGGGGGTACAATGAAATCCGTTACATTAGTTTAAGGAGAATATTATGAGTTGGTGGACTGATCTTAGAGACACCGGAGAATCCGCGCTGTCTGTTGCTGGTAATTATTTTCTTCCTGGTTCTGGGTTGCTGACTTCTCAATTGGTAAGTGAGGGTTCTAAAAAACAACTGGGATCTTCCTTGGGACAGTTGGCAATGCTTGGTGGTGGGCTTGCTGGAGGCATGGCTGGTAATTTAGGAAACTGGGGCACGGTAGCAGATACCCTGGGTTTAAGTAGTCTTTGGGGAGGTGCTGGAGCGGGTGTTGGAACTTCGTTGCCTGTAAACCCGGCTGACTATTCTACGGCTGATTTTAATGCTGCCACTGCTGGTATGGATACTACTTATACAGGGGGTGGTTCCGAAGCCACTGCTGGTAAAGGTTTGTTTGGCGGTATACCTAATATGCTGGGCACTGCTATGGTTGGTTCTAGTTTGTATGACATGTACGCTAAGAATCAAATGGCTAAACGCCAGGAAGCCATGTATAATCAGAATCGAGCAGACATTCTAAATAGCTATGCTCCTGGTTCTCCTGAGTATCAATTGTTGGCCCAAGAGATTGCTCGTAAGGATGCTGCTGCAGGACGTAACAGTCAATATGGCACCCGTGCCAATGAGCTGGCTGGTCAAATTGCTAAGATTCGTATGAATGCTTTGCAGGGTATGCAAACGGGACAAAACGCATTGATGAACCAACAAATGGGTAGTCAATACGGTGGGCTGAATACTTTGTTTAACAACATGGCAATGTATTCTTTGTTGAATAGGAAAACAGCATGACAGATTTGAATGCTCTATTTCAAAACCTTGGGCCCACTGGTGGGGCCCTTATGGCTGGTATTCAATCTGGCCAAGCCTTTAATGCAAACGAAGACCTAAGCCGTCTCCGTGCTCAACAAATACAAGAAAGCGAACTGGCTGCACAATTAACACGAGCCACTATGCCAGACAAGATTCGTGCTGCTGGGTTGGCTAATGACGCCACTTTGGCTAACATTGCTGGAACACAAGCTGCTACTACAGGCAAAGAGCTGCAAAATAGAATGACCCAAGCAACCTTTGACATGGATCTTGAGACTGCAAGGGGAAAAGCTCGATTGGGAAATCTAGAAAATAAGGCTAAAGAACAAGAGCTTACTGGTGAAATGCTTGCACAGTTTGCTGGAACTTTGGACACGTTGCCTGCCGATGTTCGTCATAAAGCTTTGTTTCAGTTTGCTGAGACGTCTGGTGTGCCCATGTCTCAACAAGACATTGATC